GTATATATAGCAGATGAACAGAGTAAGTGATTTTATGCTGAACCTTTCCAAGCAGTTGATTGACGAAAAGAAGATTGCCGAGAGCAGTGCGTCGCTCTACATCAAGAACCTCTGGACGCTGAACGGTTGCGAACCCTTCAAGAACCTTGCCTTCCTCCGCAAGACCGCCGACATTGACGAGAAACTGAAGGGATATGCGGACAGCACACGCAAGACCTTCCTTGCGTCCATCGTCTCGGTCTTGTCGCTGGTAAAGGATAAGGCGACATACAAGAAGGTCTATGACCACTACCACGAGCAGATGATGACAGCGTCCAATGCTGTGCGGTCGCAAGAGACTTCCGGTGAGAAGACGGAGAACCAGAAGGAGAACTGGATTGAGTGGGAGGATGTAATGAAGAAGCGTAGTATGCTTTCCGAGAATGCCCACAAGATTTCGGTAATGAAGAGCATCACCGCCAATCAGTATAATGAACTCCTTGCTCTTGTCGTGCTGTCGCTCTATACAGACATTCCTCCTCGTCGCAACCAAGACTACAGCGATATGTATGTCGTTGGCAAGTGGAATGACAAGATGGATGCGAACAAGAACTATCTTGACCTTCTGGGCAATCAGATGGTCTTCAACAAGTATAAGACGGCGAAGAAGTATGGGACGCAGTTCGTAGAGGTTCCGGCAGACCTCCATACAGCAATTGCGATGATGCTCAAGCACCACCCTCTTCACAAGGGCAAGATTACCAAGAACACCGAGTTCCGGTTTCTGACCTACAGCGATGGACAACCTCTTACTGCTGTCAATGCCATTACACGCATCCTCAACAAGATATTCGGTAAGAAGGTGGGTAGCTCTATGCTCCGGCACTCCTACCTTTCCTCCAAGTATGGCGACATCAAGGAGGAGCAACAGAAGGACGCAGAGGCGATGGGGCATTCAGTCGGCGAACAGCAAGGCGTCTATGTCAAGAAGTAAGCACAGCACATATTTACGATATGATGAAAACTCATTTACACACGAGGGGTGTGGATAGAGCATACCAATGCCTACCCTCCAAGAGATGAATGATAAGATGAAGGCGATGACCGTGTATGAGTTCAATGAGCTCTTGAAGAAGATGGTCGCTGAACAAAACCAGAGGATTGACCCTATGGACAACTCCTCTGCCGGAGGTGCTATCAATGCGGATGTCAAGAGGAAGGTCAAGAAACTGGAGGACGCAATGAAGACGATATTTAATGCCTTCAAGTAATCCTCCTATATAGCAAGATGAAGACCATAGATGAAGCAATCGCCCACTACGAGAAGGTCTATGGAGAGATGATGGCACTTTGTAAGACACTACGGTCTGAAATGGACAATGAAGTGAAGACACGATTGGAGAGAAAGGTCAAGTCCTACAGACACGCAGTCTTCTATAAGAAAGCAATGGATGCCAAGATAATTGTAGTCAATCTCAAGGAATGTAGGGCAATGTAGGGTAAATCGCAGAGTTTGCCGGTTGGACAAATAATAGTCCCTATGTAGGAGCAAGTCTGCGGAAAATGCTACACAGACCTACATAGGGGATATCGTCCAGTGTGGTCAAGACATCCGGCTTTGAACCGGAGAACAGAGGTTCAAATCCTCTTATCCCCATTTACTTACGCATAGTAAGTATCACCACGCATATTCTTACGATTAGTAATCATCTAATCGCAAGACTATTCTTACTATATGAGATTTACCGTGAAAAAAACCGGTTTTTTTCCTCGTATAAACCGTTTAGCGTTGAGTTTCTTCATTTAACTTATTTACGCTGTCGTATAATATACACAGCACATATTTACGGTATGATGATAATCGGTTTAAAGGTGGGGTGATAAGGTTATGTATAAGCAGTATGTCCGACGCCGAGTATGATTTTGAAGCGTGGGGTCTTGGGTCTGGTAAAAATGTCTCGCCTCCGGCAACCACCTCCGGCGTTGCGGAAAATCCATCTAAAGAAAACTCTTCTCATTATAGTAGAAGCGAGATGTCCGATGCCCACGCACTTTACGAGCGTCTTGGATTTGTGGTGATGAGCGGAATGATGACGGCAAAGCAGAACAAGAAGGGCGAGTGGAAGAAGCAGTTTGGGTTCCAGTCTGGGTGGGAGAAGAAGACCAGTAAGGAATACAATAAGAAAGCAAGTGGGTTTGCCATTCTTACCGGTAAGACCTCCGGTTGCTCGGTCATTGACATTGACGACCCAGAGTGCGAACACAACAAGGAGTTGATGGAGTTGATGGCGGATTGTAATATGGTCGCCGAGACCAAGCACGGTTTTCACTATGTATTCAAGTATGATGACCGCATAGTCCAGACCACCGGCGACAAATTGGATGTCCGCAATGACGGTGGGTGTATCTTCTGCGAACCGAGCGTGTGTAAAGATGACAAGGGCAACACGGTGGCAGAGTATCATTGGATTAAGCAACCCTTTGAGGACGAGGAGTTGATTTCCTTACCGGATGAGGTCGTGGAGTTCCTTACCAAACTGGACGCACGGTATGTCGGTGGCGTTAAGAATGTTGTAGAGGAGCAAGAGGTTCAAGTCCCTATGGTGGAAGAAACTGCGACCGAGCCTACGGTGGCATCCGAACCACGCAACGAGGACTGCGATGCCAATCTCGTGAAGGTCATTGAGGCACTGGACAAGAAACGCTTTGAGAACTACGACGACTGGGTCAAGATTGGAATGGTGTGCTACAACGAGCGTGTGCCTATGGGTGTATGGGAGACGGCGACCAAGACCAAGTATCCACGCTACGGTGCCGGTTCCAAGCGGATGTGTAAGGACAAGTGGGCGTCGTTCGCAAAGGAGAAGGGACGCAAGGTGATGGGTGCGACCCTCTGGAAGTGGCTCAAGTCGGACAATCCCTCTGCGTTCTGGGGTCTGATGGAGAACCGTATGGACTTCTGGAATTTGATTGCCCTCATCAACCACAAGGACATCGCCAAATACTTCTACAATATCAATCCGGATGGGTATTTGTGGTGCGAGACGCTTGGGTGGTATTCGCTCTCCAAGACCAACATCTGGAAGCACTATGACAAGTCGCAACCGTCCGGTCTCAAGAGGCATATCGCCGATACCCTCCAAGACCTTACAATGGACACCAAGAAGGCGGAACTGGCGACCTATGCGAAGGAGAGTGCCAAGATTACCGACCAAGAGAAGCAGAAGGAACTGCTCAAGAAGCACCAAGCGAAGATATCCTCCATCCACAATGCCTACAAGATGTTTGGGAGTTCGGAGTTTTGTAATGGTGTCATTGCCTTCCTACCGTCCTTCTACGAACTTGAGGACTTGGAGGCGAAGATTGATATGAACCGGTATCTCTATGCCTTCACGGACGGCGTGTTTGACCTCAACACTTGTGCCTTCCGTATGCTCTCGCCGACGGACTTTGTAAGCACCACTTGTGGGTATGCGTATCCCAAGAAGAGCAACCCAGAAGTCCGCAAGAAGGTCAAGGCATTCTTGTATGGACTATTTGAGAACAAGGAGACCGAAGACTACTTACTCAAGGTCATCGCCTCGTGCCTCTACGGTGGCAACCGGTGGGAGGAGTTCTATGGTTTCACCGGAACCGGTGGCAACGGCAAGGGCGTCATTGCGGACTTGCTCAAGGTGGTCTTCGGCGACTACTACCACTCGGTGGATAACACCCTCTTCACCAAACCGTTGGAACGCAAAGACCAACCTATTCCGGCACTTGTGGAGGCGAGGTGTAAGCGAATTATGATGACGACGGAACCGGAGACGGATGACAAACTACAAGGCGGTCTGCTCAAGAAGATTAGCGGTGGCGACCCAGTGGAGGCACGGACGCTCCACTCCAAGCACATTGTCAAGTATGTTCCGCAGTTCAAGGTCTTCCTCCAGATGAACAACATCCCCAAGATGAGCAAGATTGACGGCGGTATTGAGCGTCGTATGCGTATCATCCAGTTCCCCTTCAAATTTGTAGCGTCGGACAAGATGACCGAGACCTACCACCGCTTGGGCGACCCAGATGTCAAGGAACGGCATTGTAAGTCCGATGCGTGGCGTGATGAGTTCTGCTTGATGCTCACGGAGACTTATACCACCATCAAGGACTTGAAGTCTCTCAAGCAACCCAAGTCAGTGTCAGAGGCGACTTGCGACTACCTTGACGACAACAATCCGCTCAAGGTGTGGTTGAACACGCACTACAACATCACAAAGGACGAGAACCATAAGATAGGTTCCGCAGACCTCAAGAGGGCATACTTGGAGGACACGCACATAGAGAAGATTGCCGATGCGTCCTTCAAGTCCCTATTGGAGTTCAACGGCGTCGCACGGAAGCGTGAGGCGTGTGGCATCGTCTATGTGGGTCTCAAGAGGAAGGACATTGTCTTGGAGGAGTAGTGTAGGGTCGTGTAGTATAAATCGCAAAGTTGTCTATCAATCCCAAAGTTTGCTTGTCTAACCGGCAAACTCTGCGATTTAGGATACATTTGCCTACATCAAAATATAGGGTATAGTAGTAATGCCGTATGAGATTGTAGAACTCCCAGATGGGTATAGGGTTATGACCACTGCCACCGGACAATTCCATAGCAACCATTCGCTCCCCTATGCGACTGCCGTCAAGCAGATGAAGGCACTCCACATCCATACTGGTATGGGGAAGACGCATAGGCAACATTATCTGGGACAACAGCACTTGCCGGATGAAGGGTATTCCCTTGAGGAACTCTCCGAGCAGTCATCTGTGCCACTGCCTATCCTACAAGAGGTCTATAACAGAGGCATCGGTGCCTACAAAACCAATCCGGCGTCTGTGCGGTTGAAGGGGTCGTATGTCAAGGGTGTCAATGCCCCTATGAGTGCGAAGTTGAGCAAGGAGCAGTGGGCAATGGCAAGGGTATATTCGTTTTTAGATGGCAATCCAAAGCACGACAATGATTTGCGTGGAGGACAGCGTGATTGGTATCTTTCTGCTGTGCGTCAGAGGGCGTCGGAGTATGGTATCAAGGGCGATGTGGAGTATGCGACGGACAAGACGCATAAGTTCCAAGTCCAAACTCCAGATGGCAGTCTCCGGAGGTTTGGACGCAAGGGGATGATGGACTTCCTCTTATGGTCAAAGGCAGAAGAGGAAGGATTGGTTCCCCACCGCACAGCAATGACAAGACGGCGTCTGTATTTGGAGAGGGCGACGAAGATTAAGGGCAACTGGAAGGCAGACCCTTACAGTCCCAATAACTTGGCAATCCATCTACTTTGGTAATCCATAACAGCATTAGGTTAATGCTCATATGGAGTTGGGTGGAGACGACTTACTTCTTTATGATTGTATAGAACTTGTCGCAAGACAGACAGATAAACTGGTTGGGATGAGCCTTACAAAGTTGAATTGGCTCGTTAGGGTTTGTGCTGTGCGAGGCGACCATCTTGATAGTAGCGATGTATGGAAGGATATTGCCGTCCCCACTCTGACCGGAGAAGATATCTTTGGGTATTTTGATGGATAGGGGTCGCTCCATTTGATAGGGGTGGAGATTTGTTTAAGGATAGTTTCCAACCGTTCCACGATAAATGATTGCCCAAGTGAAATCTACTGCTTGTGTAGTCGGCTTTGACAATTGGATTTGAAGAGAAGCGAAGTCTCCGTATCCGGCGGAGATTACGGTTCCATCTTGAATGCCCTCACGACTGTAAGGTTGAGGGGTAGCGAAAACGACGCAATCACCATAGATAGCATCATTGGGGATAGGAACAACAACACCGGATGACCCAGATGGGATTGTTGCTGTTCCAAACGGTATTACTGACGCAAGGGTTGTTCCAGCAAGAAGACCGGACACACTCATTCTATAGTCTGTTCTACGATTTTATTTACTCCATAAGGCGATGGACAAGGGACTTCTTGGAGTGGTGCTTCTTGCCACCAGTCGCACCTCCGCCAGTTGAGGCACCGCCAGTGGAACCCATACCAGCCATATGCTTGAGGTGAGGCACAAGGTCCTTGACACGGCTCATCATATTGCCAAGACGGTGAAGCACTGACTTGCCACCCACAGCACGAGTGAGACCGCCACGAGTTCCCATAGGGGCAAGGGGAGCAGAGATGATGTCCGCCTCCGTAAGCACACCCTTGATGACACGAGATGACCCCTTGATGCTCTCAAAGAACCCAGAGTTCGCCGTGATGACATAGAGCGTAAGGGCGGAGAGGTCGGCACCGCTCGTGTTCAGCACATCGCAGTTGAACTGGAAGGTGAAGTTGCCCACGAGCGACGGTGCTTGACCGCTCTGGAGGGTGATGTCTTGGGACGGCTTGAGGACGAGGAAACCACCAGTCGTGCGGACACTGCCGACCGGCGATGTCGCCGTCGTGGCAAGACCACTCCACTGCTCCCAGTCCATATCCAGACCGTTGCGGAAGGACATACCGTAGAGTTGCTGTTGCGTCTGGGACGAGAGCAGACCGCTGAAGTTGTCAAAATTCACGCTGATACGCTGGATGGGAAGGTAGTAGTCAGCATCGGTAGCACCATACGCCGTCGGCTTCGCATAGATGATGAGAAGGTCTGGGATTTGCGGAAGCGTGATTGTCTGCGAACGCACTTGAGAAACCGTAAGACCGGCACCGACCGTGCTGAAGTTCTGGTTGCTGATGTAGCGAGGGAACTCCATATACGGCACGACGCTCTTGGGCGGAAGAGGAATGTCCAGAGACGGCGTGAGGAACTGAACATTGACTTGGGCGTTCGTGAAGGGCGTTCCAGCCGCCGTCGTCTGGTTGTAGGCAACGGCACTGATGGCAACACCACCAGCCGTTGTGCTACGGAGGACACGACCAGCAGTCGCCGACTGCGAAGGGGCAGTCATATTCATCACGAGCTGGATGTTCTGGATGCCGAAGAGACCGGTCTCTTGCTCGTGCGTGTCGCTAAAGACGAACGGCGAAAGGACGAGTTTCTCCGTGCTGAAGAACTTGACGAACAGAGGGTATGCCGGAACACCAGTCGTCATCACCGGAACACCACCGACATAGGAGACCGTGATGCCACCGCTCGTGTAGGTGCCACTGCCAGACAGCGGAACACCGCTGGGGAGCGTCCATTGAACTTGACCCCACGCACCGTTCGGCACGACACCGCTGTCCGTCGCCAGTTCGTATCCGCCCAGAGGGTTGTTGTTCGTCTGGTAGGCAGTGTTGTAGGACGCATAGGTGTCAAGGTAGGTGGGGCAAGTCCGCTGGGAGCGGTTCTTCTTGTAGTCGGAGAGACGGAGAACCTCGTAGAGAACATCGCCAAGATTGATGGTCGTGGTCGTATCGTTGATGGTCGCCGTCATCGTCTGCGTGAGGGAGTGAAGAGGGAAAGCCGCCAGTGCCAAATCACGACCGAAGAGGGCAACCGGCTGCCCAGCCGTGATGGTCGTCGGCGTCGCCGTAAGGGAAAGGTAGCAAGCCGAAGACCACTCTACCGCCCTATCCACGAACACATTCTCGGAAGGCACATTGATGTTGAAAGTCATCTGCGAGCCGTTGGCTGCGATGGCGTTGAACGGCGAGTTGGTGAGGGACAAGGCACCCTTCTCAACGGCATACTTGGGGCGAGACTGAACGATGCGGTCGTCAAAAACAGCCAACTTCTCAATATCGGCGGACATCTTTGTATATTCACTGCTCCGTTTTTATTCTGTCCGTATTTTCAATCTTGGTAGCCCTTGCTCCCAGCCGACTTCTTTCGGAACATCATCTTGATGGACACAGAGGACAGATTGAACATCCGAACCGGATAGAGGTTATTGTCCAGACGAGCCTTCCAGAAGACTTGGACATCAATGTTCCGGAGCTCTTGGCGAGACCCAGTGAAGGCAGAGAGCCGGTATTCCGCCGTAGGGACATATTCAATGAAGGTTCGGTAGTCATAGCCGGATGCCATCGGAAGGGCAATGTCCGTAATGATAGGCTGGAAGGCACTCGTGGAGGAATTCTGGTTGGCGTAGTTGTTGGTGCCACCATAGACGATGGGCTGACCGGTGTTCTCTGGGAAGATGGGGATGAGCGTTGAGGTGAAGACCAGAGACGATATCGGAGACCACAGCGACGAGGTGCTTTCGTGTTCTTGGGTTGAGATAAACCAAGACTTGCCAGTTGGGTCAGCATAGTAGTTCTTGAAGAGCTTGTTCTGGAAGATGAGTTGATTGACTTGACCGTTGCTCTCATTGCCGATGTAGTAATTGCTTAAGTTAGCAAAGAGACCGAACATATTGGTGTTGAAATACATTGTGTAGGTAGTCGGTTGGAGGAACGGAGGCACGATATTGGCATAGAGATACTGGTCTGGGACATAGAGACTGAAGAGACCAGTGTTCGCATCAAACTGGAACTGGGGCGGTTGGTTGGACTGGGGTAGTGCCGGAGAGGTCTGGAGAACCCACGCCGTTCCACTGCTCGTGTAGAACCGACCGTTCTCCCTTGTCGTCCAAGTCTCTCCAGTGTGTAGCGACGCTGTAGGCAGTTCCGCTACTGTATCCACGATATGAGATGTGGTCGCACCGTAGGTCATTGCGAACTGATAGGCAACATTGCCTTGAGGGAAGTAGGCAGACGGAGCAAGAGGGTCGTCAGTGGTCAGTTGGACAAAGAGGAGATTACAAAGGTCAAGCCAGTGCTGGTATGTATAGACAAAGTAATAGACACCACGAATGTCTTGACTTGTCAGAGGCGGATTGGGGAACGGCAGTTTGCCACCCAGATACGGTGCTGTTTCGGTGATATACTTGACAAATCCTTGAGCATAGACATTGGGGATGCCAGAGTAATCCTTGTAGGTGAATGTCGTCTGTGGATTGAACTTGATACCAATAGAATACGAGGTCAGATTGATGTCCGGTTGCCCCAGTTGAATAGTGGGAAGGAAGAGGGGCAAGTCCTTGTTAGGACCATCCATCGTGAAGCGAACAATAGAGAAGTAGAACTGACTAATGTCCTTGATGAGGGCAGTTGAGCGTGTCTCTTGGAACCGGACAACTGGGTCATTCCCAATCGCAACTGGGTTCAGCGAATTATCGTTGATGATGTCGGCATTGTAATAGACAATGTCTGGGTCATCTGGTGTTCCAGCACCTACTGTGAAGGAGACATTGCTTCTCATTGACATCCTATATATACTCTGCTTACTTTTTAATCAGTGGGAATGTTATGCGACTGACAAACTCGTCTGGTGAGAGACCGGATTTTGATATCATTGAGGCATACTGTGGGAGCGTGAAGTCTTTGAAGAGCAGACGACACGCAGAATGGCGACCACAAGTAGCAATGTCAGCACCGTCTTGCTGGAATTGATGCTTGTTATAGACAACCGGAAGACCCTTCTCTCGTAGCAGTTTGGACAAGAGCGGTTTGCTCTCTTCCAGTTCCACTCGTTTGCCCATACCTAACCAAGTCAGTTCGTGGTCTGGACGCTCTCCATAAGGGTCAAAGAACTCAATATGGTCTGGATAGCGTAGGAGGGCAACCCAGTGTCCAGTGTGCTTATCCTCCGTCAGATACAGCATCAATGCTCGTCCCTTGTCGTCAAATATCTCGTCAATGTCCTTAACTTGCTTGAGGTAGGGATAGGTGAAGATGTGGCTATTGGGCAGTATCTTCTGAAGGTCATCGTCGCCAAGAGCATAGGCTTCAACTTGCTTGATATCCATCCTTTATGAGAGGGTTAGATTTTGGTGGCGTCGTATTACCGGTGGGTGTCGTAGTGTCTATATCCAGACTGACTTCCATACGCTTATCACAGCAAACCGAACGGCAACGGCGGTGATTGACGACCTTATAGACGACAACAGCAAGTCCGAAGAGGGCTGCGACAGAAATGCCACCTACAGAACCGGTCATTAGTGTTTGGGCATCCATTTGTGTAGGGGAAAGTTTTTAGGCGTGGGGATTTCAAACCTATTCTCATCAATGTAGGGTAAATCGCAGTTTAGGGGTTTCGGCAGTTTGTGATGTAATCCTCAAAAGTCAATGTAGGTTGTGTAGGGTTGTGTAAGCAAAATCGCAAACTTTCTCTATAGGGAAAGAAAATCGTTTGTCCAGCCGCCAAACTCTGCGATTTAGGCTACACGACCCTACACAACCTACACAAACACTTTTCATTATATTCTACACCCTACATAACTGTTATCATTATCTTCTATTTCTTGTCATTATACTTGACCCTCTTTAAATCCCCACCCCAGACAGAATGGTGCCTATCCGCTACAGCATCTCCGACCGGTTCCTCCGAGACCTTATCCACCGCCTTACATCGCTGTTGAGTTCATTGGAACGCAATAGTGATGAATATATAGCACTCCTCCGGCTTATTGATGCCCTTCAATTTGTTGTTCGTAATCCGCAGTTCTATCAGCACACCTAACCCCAATAGAGTTGTGCTTGGTTAGGAGACGCCTTGTCCCACTGGATGGTGATTTCCTTATCTACACTCTGCTTGATGACGGCAGTCTGGACATTGGGATTGACACTCTTTGCTATGGGATTAACAACACCCATCTTTAGTTTGAGATTGGCATCACTTGAAGGCGGTGTAGGGTAGAAGATGAATGACCAAGTTGCTTTCCAACCACTATCAATAGCAAACTTTCCAGTCTTCCATTCCAATGTATTGTCTGAACCAGCAGTGAGATTTATTGCCCCTTGCGTTATTTCTGTTTGAACTATTCCAGATAACAAATGTCCTACATTCTCACCGAAATTATCTCCATTTACTAAATACATTATATAATCAATCGCAGTGTCTGCGTGATTGACAATAATAATGGAAGTAGTGGCAACCAATGTCCCATCTGTGAGAGGAGTGAAGGGTATAGGGTCAATAATGTCTGCGACAGCTGGGATTGATTGTTCGTCTGGAAAAGCAGAACCACTGGCAACAACAAAAGGAACCGCAGTTGATGACCCACCACCACTTGTGAAGCCGAGCGATGTTTTCGTTTGAGGGTCTTCTAATCCGGAAGCACTCATTCTATAGTCTTGACTGCGGTTTTTATTAGTCAAAATCACGGCGTTGAGGATACAGCACCATTGAGATTGATATCCGCTCCAGACCCAATTACCATAGTGAGAATGGTGGCATTACCGCCATATCCGACACGGCACTGGATAGCATCCGTCGTCGGAACCGCACCAGTGGTCTTTATCAGAAGCATCGGAACCGTCGCAGCCGTTATGGTTGCGGTGTAAGTGGTGGCACTTCCAGTCGGCGTGGAGAAAGGAACAAAACTTTGACCGAGTTGAGTGCTTGTCGTAGTATCATAGAACTGAACGACTAAAAAGGCACCAACTGGCGGAAAGGCTGCGTTAGTGGTAAAGGTCGCTTGAAGGTTGAGAACATCCACTTGGAGAAATCCCTTTCCGTGTGCGGTAGGCAGAGCAGACAACGCAGTTGAACTGCCACCAAAGTTCGCATAACTCGGCGTCTGATACTGTCCAGATACACTTATGCCAGTTGAAAGAGCATTTGTCGCACTTACGGTATATCCACTGACGCCAGTGATAGTCTCCTTGAACAGCACTGGGTCATAGGAGACGGTGATGTTCTGACCATTGGTGATGGTCTGGATAGGCACGGTGGCATTGATAGTCTTGACCGTTCCAGCAGTCGTAATGACGATGTTCGCACCTTGAGCGATGGTATCCGCCACCGCTGGGATGTCGGAGAGATAGGCGAGACCCAGTTCGTGTCCAGTCTGGATTTCCGCAAGTGTGGATGTTGCCATTGTATATATACTGCTTCTAAATTAATCAGTCTCATTCTTGGTGAAGCACCTTTGCGAAATGCTGACTAATGAGATATTGAGGGAAGTTCTTGGCGACGCAAATCCAGCGACCGAGTTTCCGTAGGCGTTTGACTTCCTCTGCGTCCATTCCAATGTGGGTGGTCAAGAGATACTTGAGAGCGTGGTAGGATGTCGCTTGAGGGTAGATGACGAAGTGGGTTGCTTCGTTGAGCAGTAGGCGTGTCTTCTTGTAGTTGGTGATGTAGTGGGTCAGACACAGCATAGTCGTGTTGCTGTGGCGACCTTGAATTGCCAAATCATCAATCAGTGTCTGAACCGCCTTGCCTTCCGGTCCAGTGAAGGTATCGTAGTCGTCAAAGATGACCATACAATCCTTGAACTCGTCCAACGACGGATAGTCCTCCACAAGGGTCTGGACATTGATGCGTTTCGGTTTGCCAATCTTCATAGTGTCCAGAGTGCTATCCTCGTTGAGTTTGCTAATGAGGTATATCTGACGACCGCTGAACAACTTCTTATATCCTTCGGCAAGTTGCCGTGCGACATATGATTTTCCACTGCCGGAAGCTCCAGCGATATACCAGACTTCTCTCTTCTTGGGGTCTGGCGACGGAATGAGGGCAAAGGTGCTGTCGTCCGGTAGGTTGATAGTCGTATCACGCTCTTGGTCCTTCTTAATCTTCTTGTAGAGCGTCTTGACAATCTCATCCTCACCGAGCAAGTCCTCGTCGCCCTTGCGAATGCCGTCTTGGATACGGTTGAAGACGGCGACCCTCTGAACCGGTTTGAGATGCTTCAAGTCCTTCTCATACCGGACGGCAGACACTTCGGTATTGCGTCCCTTCTTGCTCTTCTTCTCATCCTCGTGGAGATAGAGGATTTCACCGTCATAGTCGCCACCCTTGACAATAGCAATGGGTCGTGCTTCCTTATCCTCTTCAAAGGAGAGCGATGGCATCGTATATACAACCCCAAGTTTTTTAATGGATGAAATCAGCGGTCTATTTCGGCGGTAAGAAACTCATAGGTGGTGGAAGTAATTTAATCCCATTCAGATACTCGTAAGATTGTTCAGACAGCACTTTCTCTATGCGTTCTTTAAGTTGCCGGATGAGGCGGAGCATCTGGGCGGAGTTCTCGGTGTAGTGGTGGAGATGGAGCAGTTTGTCAATGATATCGCTGACCTCGTCGGACTTGGGTAGGGCGACGGAACCCAAGCGGTTCTTGAACTGGTCAATCTCAAACTTAATCTTCTCTTGGGGCAGATGGTGATAGTTCTCCATCATATACTCCAGTGTTCCCAAGTCGCCATAGACCATATAGAGGCGACCCAAGTCCCCATTAAACAGCGGTGTCAGTGCTGTCAATAGAGGATAGGAACCCTTGAACTTCGCAAGGGCGAACATACGCTTTGCCATCTTGAAGTAGTTCTTGTCGTGATAGAGTTGTAGGATGTTCTCCTTCAGTGCTTGTTCTACATCCTTGATACCCCTATTGAGAACCTTGCCATTCAGCACGAATTCATAGATACAACTGAAGTCCGTGAAGCGATTACCGGCGACCCACGAGATGACATCCAACTTTGTAATGGTGGGCGACTTGAAGGCGTCGGCAAGGGTGTAGATGCGTCGGTCGTGTAGCACCTTTGACCCCTTCAAGACCTCCTTCGCAGTCCAGCGGACAATGTGGAAGCGAAGGTCTCGGCGTATCTCCAGTTCTTGATACGCAGTGGGTTTCGGCACGAGCATCGCAAGGGCATCCCTATGCTCTTGCTCGGTGATGATGCGTTTCTGACGCAGAGCATCCACCTTCTTCCCAATCCGCACCGCATTGTAGGTCTCCTCGTCGCCGAAGACCTTCCACTCTGACACCTCACCGCTCTTGATGTCGCCGATGTAGGTCAAGGGCGTTTCCATCAGAGACCGGACGATGTGTTGGAACTGCTTGACTGCGGTAGCGATGCTCTTGATAGGCACACGCTCGTAGGCATCGTAGTCTCCGGCAAAGTGTTGCTCCTTGAGCGACGCACTGCCCATCAGTTTGAAGTGTAGCAAGTTGGTGAAGGACATCTTGCGTAGGACGCTTACTACATCAGACCCATAGTCAGTAGGCAATCTCCTTGTTTCGGTCAAGTCCATCTCCTATATGAAGAGGTTATATTATTAAGCAATCCAATGTAGGTCAATGTAGGGTAAATCGCAGAGTTTGCGTCTTGCCCTAAATTGTTTGGTTCCTATAGTGAAAGTCTGCGGAAAATGCTACATCGCCCTACATCTA